CACCTCTTCTCAAAGGACAATCCTACCCATTTAAATCATCTGCTGCTCAAGCACAGATGAGAACAGTAGGTAATGCTTTAGGTCAAGGATGGGGTATTCTTAACGATAGAGCTATGAATGAAGTAATGATTAAGGTAAGAGAATTAGGCTTAGAAAAGGATATTTTACCTGTCTCTAAGATTCATGACGCATGCTACTATCTCGTGAAAGATGATGTGGATTGTGTTAGAATACTCAATGACTTAACAGTCAAAGCTTCCCGTTGGCAAGAGCATCCAGCTATACAACATGATATTGTAAAATTGCATGGTAATCTTGACCTATTCTATCCTGATTGGGCTCATCCAATTACATTACCTGATTCAATAACCAATACTGAGCTATTTAAATTAGCTGAGGAGCATAAGTGACTTTTAGAAACACAATAGTCCATATTCTTATTGTGAATGCTGACTATCCTGTATATGAAAAAGAATTCACATATACAGGTAAAATTTCACAGGACAATGCCATTAAAGAATCCCTAGCTACTGTCAAAAAGACTTTAGGATGGAAAGACTTTAATGGTTACCATATTTATCTTAAATGCCACACGGAGGAATCTAGTGGGTAAACCAAACGATAAACAACTGCTCAAACGTAAGGAGCAGATTGAGAATGAAATTTCTAAATTAGAAGTACGTATTTCTATCTTAGAAAGAGAACGTAGAGAAATCATCAATCATTTGGATCTAAATAAACAAAATGTACACGAACAAATTTAATGTACCTTTACCATTAGCAGTATGGCTAGTTACTGATGAATACCAGTACGCTAAATACGCTAATGAAATTAGTGCTACTTCTTTATTGAAATCCCCTAGATACATTATTGCAAGCCGAAGAGCTATGTATCCAGAGCAATTCCCAGAAGAACTCAGACCTATTGCAGTTACAGAAGGAGTTGATTTTCCAGATATCCAAGAAAGAATTGCAGCACGTATTGGCACAGCTATCCATAGTTCTGTAGAACAGGCATGGAAAACCAATCATAAGGAAGCCTTAAAACTTTTAGGGTATCCTGAACATCAGATTGAAAAGATTGGTTTTGATGAATCTTGTCCTATTAGAGTTCATCAGGAAGATAGACTCTATAAGACTATTGAAGTTAACGGTCAAGAATTTGTCATATCTGGTCAATTTGACATGATTATCAACGGAGAACTCCATGACATTAAAACTACTGGTACTTATACCTACGAGTCTGGTGTTAATGATGAGAAGTATATGTTACAAGGCAGTATTTACCGTTGGTTAAATCCAGAGTTAATTACGGGGGATACCCTAACAATTAACTTCTTATTCCTTGACTGGAAAAAGATGTTCCAGAAAAAGGATTCATATCCAGTAGCAAGAGCTTACTCCAAGACTTACCCATTGTTGAGTTTAGCTGATACTGAAGCCTTCATTAGAAACAAACTTAAAACTGTATCTGAATGTTGGAATTTACCCCTTAACTTAATCCCTTGTTGTACAGAGAAAGAGCTATTCTCTAAACCACCTGTCTATAAGTACTATAAGACTGGTTATGAGGAAGGTAAGCGTGCAAGTAAAGTATTTGATACCTTTGCTGAAGCAAGTGCTTACAGAGCCACTGAAGGAGGATTTAAAGGGGATATTATTGAGAACAAAGGTGAACCTTTCATGTGCCCTTTCTGTGATCCAATAGAAGTAGAACAGATGATGGTTCAAACTCATAAACCAAAACAACTGGAGATTTGTTAATGGACTTTTCAGCCTATCCTTACAATCCTACTGTAGAGAAGATTGTAAATACCTTAATGACAAAGACTCAGAACTATGATCCTCAATTTTTTAGACTTCAGGCAAATTTCTTTTTGTCGTTAGTCCCTAGTTCGATGAACGTAACCATTAACTCCCCGATTACAGGTAAAATTCCTGCTAACTTTTATGGAATTTCACTTAGTCAATCTGGTTCAGGTAAGGGTTTCTCCACTAACTTACTAGAACAACGCATCATAGGACCTTTTAAACAAGAGTTCATGAATACAGTGTTCCCATTGAAAGCTGAACTATCATTAGACCATGAAGCTAATCTACGCTCTGGTCGTAATGGTCTAAGCCCAGATGAAACACTGACTGCATTAACCAAAGAATTTAAGTCCTATGGTGCTTATGACTTCTCATTTGATAAAGCTACAGAACCAGCTATTAAACAGATGAGACAAAAAATCCTATTAGCTAGAGTAGGTAGTTTAAACTTTATTATTGATGAGATTGGTTTAAACCTTCAATCCAATACAGAAGCTTTAACTACTATGCTAGAGCTATATGATAAAGGCTTAGTCCGTAACAAATTAACCAAAAATACGGAATCTAGCCAACGTTATCAGCCTATGTCTGGTTCTACCCCAGCTAATCTTCTTATGTTTGGTGCACCAAGTAAATTACTTGATGGTACTAAAACAGAAGATGATTTCTTTAGTTTACTAGAGACTGGTTATGCTAGACGTTGCTTCTTCAATTATTCTCGCTTGATTAAAGGTGAGAATACAATGACACCTGAAGAACAGTATGACTTATTAACTAAAGCCACTACTGAAGCTGAATTAGACAAGATTGCTTATGACATTCTCCAATTAGCTAATGTTAATTTTGTAGGCACTGAATTAACTGTACCTCGTAACGTAGGTATCTTATTAATGGCTTACAGACAAGATTGTGAGAGACGTGCAGCAGAACTTCCTGAGTTTGCTGAAATTCAAAAAGCAGAACTTATTCACCGTTACTTTAAAGCTCTTAAACTAGCTGGTGTATATGCTTTTATTGAAGGACTTACAATCATTAACCAGTACCACTTAGAACAGGCTATTAGATTTACTGAAGATAGTGGTTTAGCTATTGAACGTCTATTTAATCGTGAAAAACCGTATGAACGTCTTGCTAAGTTCATTGCATCCACTAATGGCAGTGAATTAACTCAAGTAGACATCTCAGCTAACTTACCTATTTATAAAGGTACTCAGTCAGCTAAGAATGAGTTAATGAACAATGCTATTGCTTGGGGATACAAGAATAACATCATTATCAAGCGTTCATACAAAGACAACATTGAATTCATTACAGGGGAGACTCTTAAAGAGTCAGATCTTAGTTCTATTATTTGTGCTTATAGCCAAGATTATGCAGATGGCTACCTCAACGCAGGTGTAAAAGAAGTACCACCTATCTCTTGGGATAACTTAGCAACTATGGTTCAAATGGATGGGTATCATTGGACTAACCACTATACCCGAAACGGACACCGTAGTAATGCAGATATGCTAGAAGGCTTTAACGTTGTTGTTCTAGATGTTGATGGAGAAATTCCACTATCTGACATGATGCACTGCTTACAAGACTATAAGTACATCATTCATACTACTAAGAGACACCAAGTCCCTGATGAAACAGGTCAGCGTAAAGACCGTTATCGTGTCATTCTTCCAAGTTCTTATGAACTTAAATTCTCTACTGAAGAGTATAAACAGTTTATGGAAAACCTAGCTAGTTGGCTTCCTTTTGATGGATTGGATGAAGCAACTTTCCAACCAAGTAGAAAGTGGGCAACTACCCATAACTGTCAAGTATTCACTAATGAAGGTAAATTGTTAGATGTATTACCTTTCATTCCTAGAACCAGTAGAAATGAAGAATACGTTAAGCACAATGTCTCTCTCACTAATCTTTCAAATATTGAGAGATGGTTTGCAAGACAGATGTCTGAGGGTAATAGAAATAATACTCTAGCACGTTACGGATTTATGCTATCTGACGGAGGAATGGATTTAGCTTCCATTGAGGAAACTCTACTCTCATTTAATAGTCGTATTGACTGTGGTTTAGATGAGAAAGAAATCCAATCTACCGTAATTACTTCCATTAGAAACAGGAGATTAAATGGCTAGACAATTAGTCTTAATTGCAGGTACTGCTACTGCAGGTAAAAGTGCTTCACTTATGAATATGAAAGACCCTGAAGGGGTCTTCTACCTAGGTACAGAAGCGAATAAACCTTTACCTTTCGCAGATAAATTCAAGAAATTGAAATCTGGTTTAGATAACCCTAATGACGTGTTTCAGTTGTTTGCTCAATTAGAACAAATGCCTGAAATCCATACCATTGTTATTGACTCAATCACTTTCCTTATGGATATGTTTGAAAGTAAGAATGTTCTTACATCTAAAAATACAATGGGAGCTTGGTCTGATTACCAGCAATTCTTTAAGAAACTTATGCAAGATGTTGTTGCTAAGTCTACAAAGAACTGGATTTTCATTGCTCATAATACCCAAGAGTTAATGCCTGATGGTACATATCAATACTATGTTCCAGTTAAAGGTGCATTAAAAGCACAGGGGTTGATTACTAGCCCACTTATGTAGAAATACATATTTACAATCCCTCTAATTGACTGGGAACTCCTCAAGGATTACAATTATACCTTAGGACAATCAGCAGCTAAGAGGATTTTATGATTATTCCAAAACATCAAGTTACCCAACAATTACTTCAAGAGTATTTAGATTATGATCCTATAACAGGATACCTTACATGGAAAAAGAAACTTTGTAATAAAACTGTTATTGGGAAACGTGCAGGTACTCAAGTAAGAAATAGAGATAATAGAATCATTAAGATTTTCGGTAATGTATTTATTGAACACCGATTGATATGGTTATATGTTTATGGTCATTATCCAAAAAGAAATGAACATATTGACCATATTGACCATAATGAATCTAACAATGCAATCTCGAATTTAAGATTGGTAACCCAAGCAGAAAATAATAGAAATATATCTTTTAAATCTAATAACACTACAGGTGTTATGGGAGTATGGATAGACAAAACTATTAAAAGTTATACTGCTTATGTAGCTGAAATTAAAGATACCAATGGTAAGAAATTACGCAAATGGTTTAAATCTTTAGATGAAGCCAAAAAACAAAGACAGATATGGGAAAAACAGTTTGGATACCATATCAATCACGGAATCATAAAACCCTAAAGTTCAACGACTAGAGCATTGCTCGTACACTACAAGCTAATGGTAGTGGAAATGGGGGATACCTTACCAAGTAAAGTTGGAGGTAAAGATATAGTCTGGTCTTGCTGGTAACAGTAAGCAGTTCATCAGAGAACGCATACACACTTGCGAAGTGTATGGAACATAACGTGGAGGCATATTTCTCTATCGTAGTTTATGCCCGTAGAGTTCGTATTAATGAACTTGAAGAATTACCTTATGATGAAAACCTTCTACATATCACAGCCAGAGACAGAGCTGTAGGATACAAACACGTCTATCAATGTGAAGTAAACAAAGAGATGGCTAATAGTCGTATCAGAAGTCCTCTTGGTTGCTTTGCAGAAAATCAAATCTTTATGGACAATGACCTTCAAATGTTATTGACCCATTTAGATGCTTATTATGGTTTATAAACCAAACACTAACTATTAACTAACGGAGAAATCTATGTCATTTGGACAACTTACTAAAGAAACTTCAGTAGAAGAAGCAAAAGAATTTACAAACCGCAGCTTTATCCTTCCAACAGATGTGTATAAAGCAGTAATTGAACAAGCATTTGTTCAAAAAGTTCCAGCTAAAGCAGGTGGTTTTAACTACTACATGAACTGGAAACTTAAAGTACATCGTGCAGATGGTTCTACTCAGGATGTTCGTGTACCTTCTCAATTCATTGCTAAAGAAGTAAATGGTTCACTTATTTACTTCTATGAGAAAGAAGGTAAGAAAAATGAGTACATCTCATTTGCTCAATTAAGACGTGCTTTAGACACTATTGCTGATATTGACATCTTCAAAGCTAAAGTAGAAACCCGTACTATCCCTGTTTATGATTACAAAACTAAACAAGAAGTACCTACTCAAGTAGAAGTTTACCCAGAAATCTTAGGTAAAGAAGTTGTAGTTGGTTTAGAAGAAGTACATGAAAATGGTTACAAAGATCCTACTCAAATCATCAAAACCAACCAAATTGCTTTATTCTGGCGTTTAGTAGATGGTAAACCTTTCTCTAAAAAAGAAATCACTGCAGGTCTTACAGAACCAGCGGATGTATTTGCTTGGAAAGAATCCCATAAAGGTAAACCAAATACTTCTAACTTGAAAAAAGATGAGTTAGCAGTCCAAACTTCAGTTCAAACCAAAACTTTAGAAATTGGCTAGTTACTTATTAACAAGTCCTTTAATGGTTAAGGGATTTTCCCTTAACCTTAACCAATATAGAAATGCACACTTCTACAAACTCAATAATGCTAAGATTGAATACAAAGCTATTATGAGAGAGCAGATAGAACTCTTACCTGAGTTACCTATCATTAAGCTTACTTATGTGGTTTACCCAAAGACTAGCAGAGAGTTTGATATTAGTAATGTATGTTCTATTGTAGATAAATTCTTTAGTGATGCTTTAGTGGAATTAGGTAAACTACCTGATGATAACTTTAAGTATATCC